AGCTCAACAGCCTGGATATCATCGGTTCGCCGTTGATTATCAAAATCAGAGGCGTTGATTACAAACAAGGCCGCGAACAGCCAGTATGGGTGTATTTTGATGGCGACAATCAGCGGCCATGGAAGCCCAGCAAAGGTATGATCCGCATCTTGTGCGGCGCGTGGGGCACCGAAACAGACGCATGGATTGGGCGCTATGCGCGCCTTGAGTACGAGCCAAGTGTCATGTACGCAGGTAAAGAGGTGGGCGGCATTTGGGTTAAGGCCATGAGCGACATTCCGGCGAAGGGCATGATGTTCTCGCTCGCGATCAATCGCAGCAAGCGCATTCCGTTTCCGGTCGAACACCTGAGCGTAGAGCCCACGATGTACCCACAGGAAAAATTCGACGCCGTTAAACAAGCCATGATCGACGCTATGCAGTCCGGAAAGATGACGCTGCCGCAGGTTATTGCGCAATGCCAGAAGACCGGTCAGCTCACGCCTGAGCAGATCAAGGTACTTGAGCAAAACGCGCCCATCGAGGATGAAGGGCATCCCGATGAGCCGCAACTAAACCAGCAGCCCGCAGCGGGCACTGATAACCAACCCACTAAGCATGAAGGAATTTGAGCATGAATGTACTAAGCGCCACAGGCAACCTGGGCAGCGATTGCCGTATCAACCAAGTATCTGGCACCACTGTATGCAATTTTAGCGTTGCTATGAAGTCAGGCTATGGCGACCGCGCTCAAACGCTATGGCTCGACTGTGCGCTATGGGGCAAACAGGCAGAGTCCCGGCTGCCTGAGTTTCTGAAAAAAGGCCAACAAGTAGCGGTATCCGGCGAACTATCCACACGCGAGCATGAAGGAAAAACGTACTTACAGTTGCGTTGCAATAGCGTTGATCTGGTGGGTGGTAAGCAGGAAGGCGGAAGCGGTGGAAATGCGCAACCAGCGGCGCAGAGTCAGCCGCAGCAGGCAGCGCCGCAGTCTTCGGCTAGCGATATGGATGACTCGATTCCGTTTTGATGCTAACTATCAAAATCCAATAACCCATAAACAAAATCAATTAGCCACCCCGCGCTAGAGGTGGCAGTATTTGAGACGCAACACGACACCACTGGATAAGCACATGAAAGTAATAGACCAAAAAATCACAGAGCAGTACGCTCTGTACCACGCTGATACTGTAGAAGTGGCGCAGCACTTACCATCTGATAGCGTTGGATTTTCCTGTTTTAGTCCTCCTTTTGAGACGTTGTTCACATATTCCAACTCCGACCGCGACATGGGCAACGCCAAAAACAGCAGCGAGTTTTGGCAGCAATATCAATATCTGATTGCCGAGCAGTTCCGCGTTATGATGCCGGGGCGTTTGGTAGCTATTCATTGCATGAACCTGCCCACCAGCAAAGTGAACGACGGCTACATTGGCATCCGCGACTTCCGTGGCGAGATCATCCGCGCTTATCAAGATGCCGGGTTTATCTATCATTCCGAAGTCGTCATTTGGAAAGACCCTGTAACGGCAATGCAGCGCACCAAAGCTATGGGACTGCTTCACAAGACCATTAAGAAAGATAGCAGCATGAGCCGCCAAGGTATCCCTGACACCATGGTCATCATGCGCAAGCCCGGACAAAACGAAGTGCCGATTGAAGGCGCGTTGACGCACTACACTGGCGATGCGCCGCCCGCTGGATTCAAGCAAATTGAATATGACGATAACCGCTGCGCTTACGTGCCACACGCAGACCACAACACGCCTATTGACATTTGGCAGCGATATGCCAGCCCGGTATGGATGGATATTG